CCTAATGCAGCTTGTATATCTGATAAATATATTGTCGAGCCAAGCCCACCTTGCCTGTCGATTAAATCTTGTATCTCTGCTTCAACCAAGGTTTGAACCGCTGCTGTATTTGGATAAATGTTTATCGTCATATTAATAGTTAATTCTGTAATAGTAATCATGAACAAACCAGGCTCGGCTGTAACTGGTATCCCAACAGTTCTATCTGTTGCTGGATCTGTATGCTCTACAAGATATGCTCTTACAAGCGCAACAGTTGCAGCATTTGGAATATAAGGAGTAGAATCATCCATAACAAAAGCACAACCAACAGTACCAGCGCCATTATAGGCTGGAAAAACCCATGCTCTTGTTACCCCTGCATACTCTAACATCCACCGCCAATAGTCATAAGAGCAACCACCATAAGGAGGATATTGCTTCCTTAAAAGAACTCTTTCCCTTAAATCATCGTCTGTTTCTTCATCCGCTCCGCCAGTCAAGCCACCAGTAGCTACTGTTGCTTGAGAAGATACTTCAGCAATAGGAGAAACAAAAGATAGAATTGCGCCAGCATCTTGATTGCCACTATCGCCACCTTCGCTCGCTGTTATTTCTATAGATAAACTTGTTCCAACAAAAATCTCATCTTCATCCGAAACATAAGTAACCCCATCAGAAGATTGAAATTCTGTAGCCGCAAGAATTATCAATCCAACACTTCCAGTTAAAGTCAGTAAGCCCGTAGCTTTACTTGCAGCAACTCTATTTATGCCATATTCATCCGCTATTGCTTCTAAACCTTCAACATCAGCAGTAGTAGCAAATAATTGTTCTGCTTGGAATCCAAGATAACTATATAACAGATGAACAACGCCAGCATATACTCTTGCCAAAACTTTTAAAACACTTCTACGAAGCAAAGACTGCCCATTAGTGACATGAGTCTCTATATCGCTTTGGATTCTATCTACCAATTCAGTTAGAGTTGGTCTTGTAAAAGGCATATCAAATTCTCCTCAAAACCCTACCACGTTATAGGACCATCTTGCCATGTAGCAACAGTACCTTGCCAACTATCTCCATATACTCCAATTAAAGTTCTTGCAGAGTTAGAAGATAGAACTATTAATTCGTTATTAAAAGAGATTGCTATTGTTGTTCCGCTTATTAAGTATATCTTAACACTTAAAGCAAGTCTGTCACTTCCAACAGGCTCTTGTCTTTCTGATTCTACTTCTATCTTATAGGCTATTTTATCATCTATCATCCACTGAAGACATTCTTCTGCATACTGCTTTGCACTAACAACTATAGAAGGAATTGTTTTTGATCTTTCTAAAAGCCAAAGCCTTGAACCTATTCTATCATTATCAACTTCTGGAGAAGCTAAATCCCCCCACCAGCCGCGCTTATCAAGACTATTTGAATCCGGTAATTCATCATCATCTAATGCCCTTCTATCTGTAAAAAGAGATATTAAAGCAGCAGAAGCAAATCCAGCTTCTGACTCTAAGTCTCCATTAAGATAAGACATATCTGCTTCAAGAAAAATCTCATCCCAAGAAAGTTTGATTTCATCAGCCATTTATACACCCTTTACATTAGCAGTCATATTGGCGGCGGCTAAAGTAGTATTTGGAGCATTTGTTACAGAGCCAGTTTCATTATGTGTATGATTATTAAAGATAGATACAATATCACTTGTAGCTAATGTTTTCCCTGTGCCAGAAGCGCCACCAAGAGTTACAGAAGGAGCATTCAGAATAATAACAGCGGCAACAATTTGCTTGCTTGTTGTTATTGTTTCTGTATCATTGGCAGCGTTCTTTCCCTGGTTGCCTGTTATAGTTACTTGCTTATTACCTGTAATGGTTTCCGTTTTATTTCCGCCGATAATATCTACCTTATCTTGACACTTGGTTTCTATTTCATTGCCGGATTTTAAGTGTATTCTATGGTTAGGAGATGATAAATCCTCGTGAGTATAAATAGCCACTTCTCCAGAAGCTAAATCAGTTGGCCTATATCTTCTATCATGAACACAAAGTATAATTCCGTGATTACGATTGCCGTTTACGAAAGATGCCAATGCTTCAGAATTTACCAATGGATAAGTAGTGAATCCATATTCCTCAAATCTTTCAACATTGCTCGATATTTCATCTGCAAGTAATCTTAATTGTAAGAGTTGAGTACTTTTTGAATTATCGATATAAGAGACAATGGCCCTACCTATAAGCATATAGATTTGTCTCTTTATCGGAGCAAGCAATCTGGAAATTGGTTCAATCATGCGCCTATCATTCCTAATATGTCTACGTCGTCATTTGAGCCAGTTATCTTTTCTGGCATTCTAATCAACTTATATGTCTTCTCATCTACAAGAGTAATTTCTGTTATCTTTCCCCAACCACCCAAACGAAAAATAATAGAAGAAGAAAGAAAAGAACCATTTACTTTGTTGATACTATCAACAACCGAATAGGTGGCATTTAAAGGCCAAGGCGTTCCGTCTTTTTGAAGCCAATCGTTTATAACATACTTATATGATCTGGACTTTCCAGCCCTAACCATTGATTCCCAATCTGCTCTGTTCTGGCAATTAGCTTTATCTGATTTATCTTCATGAATAATTACTATCGGTCTACTTCTGGATATAATAGGGTCCACTGCATATCTACTTGGGCCTATATAAGTTTCTAATTCATGGAAAGGATCGCCGGTATTAGAGCCTTTTACTATATACTTACTAAATCTTTCCGTATTGCTTTGATAAGAATTGCCAGCAAGAACATTCTTTCCGCTTTCAATTGCATTGACCGCTTTTCTATTTGATGCTGCGCGAGTCATTGTCAATTTACCATCGCCATAGCTAACAGGAAGAAAAGCATATAAGCGCATTAATCTTGAAAGAGAATCAGCAACAGTATCTCCTTCTTTGATTTTAAAAGAATGTCTTTCGTTCGCTGTACTTCTTACTGTTTCATCTACAACAACAGATATGCCAAAAGGAGCAACCAAATTCTTTACTAATGTTTCTACTGTTTGATTAAGCCACTCCCCGCTTTTACCTTCTTGATAATAAGAGCAATCAACAAGATCACCTAATTTATCTCTACCTCTTATTTGCAGAACATGATTAGAGCTATCATAATTCTTATCTATTTCTTCTACATATCCAGTTATTAATCTTGTTCCATTGATTTCTACAACTGCTTCTTCGCCCATGGTAAAATCAAAAGAATCAAATTGATTTGGATATTTTTCTGTATAAGAAAAAGCAAAAGAAGAAGCAAGCTGGTCCAGAGATTGATTGATCTCAAGTTCTTTCCATCCAGAAAATTCTTTACCATTTACTTTTAGTATAATTTCACTCATTCAGACAACATCCTTACATTATCAAGTACAAAGCCAGGATGTTTAAGTGTTGGCTGGTTGCGCTTGAAAACTTCTTCATCTCTACTGATATCTAAATACTTGCCATAAGCTAAATGCAGTATTGTTGTTCCTTCTGGAGATATTTCCTCTTCAACTTCATACGGAAGATTTATAAACTTTTGCTTTATAGCTTTTGCAAATTCGCTTCTTAAATTTTCTATATCAGAATAAATATTTCTGTTATCAACATAGATGCCATAATTCTTATATGGATCGCTTGCTGATTCGTCTCCAAGTTTTTCAATCATATAATCAATAGAATTTATAATCTGCGCCTTAATCTTTTCTACATCCGAAAGACTTCTATATTCAGAACGAATAGCAGCACGAACAGAGCCAGCCAAATACATTGCCTTAGTCATATTAATAAAAGCTAATCTATTTGCTGCTTGTCTTGCAGTTGAGTGCGTAGAGACGTTGATAGTTGTAAGAGAACCACCACCAGAGGAAGCATTGAAAGCTGTTCCAAATCCTGTTACATCATTAACGCCAACTATGCCAAGCATAGAAAGCACCATTGATTGCCCAAGGGTTTCGTTTACTTTATCCCCTATCGAAGACAATCTACTGCTTATAATTTGCCCACTACATTGACCGAGTATTTGGCCAAGATAGCCACTTCCTACTATATTAGCTACTTCTAAAATACTATCAACACAATCAAAAACCAAAGCACCTACTTGACATGGGTATCTAACTACTTCAAGCATTACTTCTCTTGCATCGTCAAAAGTCGATTTAACATAACTTAAAGAAGAACCAGAAGCATTACGCATTGCACTTACTTTATTTTTTGCAAAAGAAACATAAGAATCAAAATCATCTATCATCCCCGCAAGACTGAAAGCTGGAGCATCTTCCATATCATATTGCTCATAGAAAGAATCCAGCGCAGTATCTATCAACTTCTCCGATGCTTTATCTACTGCTCCAGAAGTATCAATTGATTCCTTTGGAAAGATTGCATCGCTCGTTACCATGAAAGTCATAGTAAAGCGAGCAATGCCGCCTTCATTAAACATTTCTCTTATTCTTGCTTTGCCTACAAGAGAAACATATTTCTCTCCAAGATAAGGATGTTTTAATGCTCCTGGCCCTGCTTGTTTTAAAGCAGTTATTAGATTATTTCTTTGTGAAAAATAATCATAATCATTTTCTTCATTTGCTATTACGTAGCCTTCAATAGTAAATTCATCTGTATCCAATCCTAAATCTTCTATATACGGATCATCCTTGAATGGATATTGATGAACTACATTCCTTCTTCCGATAGAGGCTTCATGCGAAAGAACATGAAAAGGAACACCTCTAAAAGATGCAAATTGTAAGTTAGCTCGCCAAGTCATAATTAATATCCATATCCAAGTTGATTTCCAAGCATATAATCACTTAAAATTTTTAGGCCAAAATCACTACTCTTCTTGACATCTTCTACTTGAGCATTCGTTCCTTGTTCTGCTTGCACTCTAATTGTTACATCTGCTTTTGAATGAGATTGAGCTAATGCACCATCAATAGAATGAGAAGATTTTAAACCTGGTTCGTTTGGCCAAAGCGATTCAGACAATTTTTTAGATGCTCTATATGCAGTAGTTGCCATAGTAACAGGAGAAGAAAAGAAGTTAGCACCTTTAATTGTTTTCATAAAGTTTAAAAATTCTTTGAATGATTTTATCTTCAAAGTAAATCTATCTATTTCATCATTAGTATTTTTAATCTGTAGTGCAATTCCAGCAAAGGAAGCAACTATCAAAGCAAAAGCAGGAGAAGCAGCAATGATTGCAAGAGATTTAGTTACAATAGCAAGACCAACTAATAATGGGCCAATAGCAGCAGCAAGTGCAGCCATCTTTATAGTAGAAGTTTTTGTTTGAGAATCCATTGATTTTAGCTGTTCAATGAACGGCTCAAGCCCATCCATTACTTCATTAAGTTTTGGAAGTAGCTCATCTCCAAAAGCAGCAGAAAGTTGTTTTACTCTATTTATAAAAATTTGTAATTTGGATTCAGTAGTCCCATATCTTAAACCTGTTTGCTTTACAAGTTCTCCTTGCTTCTCCCATTCTTTGTTGCCTGTTGTTATAATTTCTCTGACTAAATCCCCACCCTCTGCCATTTTAAGCAATGTTTCAGCCAATCTTACGCCGTCAAACTTCATAGCATCTAATATTGCAGAAACATTCTTGCCGCTTTTATTAAGACCATCCAATCCTTTTGCAAATTTTAGTATTGCTTCAAGTGCGTCTTTCTTCCATAACTTCTCAAAATCTTTAACAGACGAATTAGATATCTTTGCAAAAGCTCGCATACGTTTACTGCCAGTGCCAATTTCTTTGCCTAACTCCATGATAAATCTACTCATGGCACCGCCGCCAAGTTCGGCTCTAATACCTAAAGAACTTAAAGCAGCAGCAAGGCCAAGCGTTTGCGATTCTGTCATTTTAATAAGAGCAGCAGAACCAGCAAAATAAGTTGCCATGTTCATAATTTCAGAAGCAGAAGTTTGAGCATTAACATCTAATCTTGCAAGAGTAGAAGCAAGTCTCTCAAATTGATCTTGGGGCATTTGCATGACATTAGCAAAACGAGCAAGAGCGTCAGAGCCGCTTTCTACTGTTAAGTTAGTAGTAGCCGCTAACGCCGCCATTGCTCTTGTAAAGCCTGGGATAAACTGTGTTTTAATATTTAACTGGCCAGCAGCTTCTGCAATTCTCATTATATCTTCTTGCGGAATTGGCGTAACCCTTGCAAGTGCTTCCAAGCTTTTCTTCATCGAGTCAAGCTCTTCTTTGGAAGCATCCACAGTTTTAACAACACCAGTCCAAGCAGATTCAAAACTGATAGCTGTCTTTACAGCCATACCACCAGCAAGAACTATAGGAGCAGTAAGATAAAGAGAAGCTTTCTGCCCGATGTCTTTCATGTTGTCGCTAAACTTCATCATGACAGTATCGGACTTCTTAACTTGATCCATGAATTTATTGAAGTTATGCATAGACTGCTTCAATGGACTGGAGAAGCGATCCACTAACTTCATTATAAAAGATAGATCAAAATTCTTCATTAATTACTGCCCCTTTTCTTGTTTAGCCAGTTGGAACCATCTATCCAAAAGTGTAAATCTTCTATGCTCATTTCCCATATAGAGACTGGAGCAAAATGATATGCGTCCGCTATCACCCATATCATTTGCTTCCAGTCTCTTGTGATAGGGACGCTGCTAAGAAAGGGCCAACTTTTTCTATCACCCCCATAAGATCGGGCATCTCTAACTCTTCAACAACTTCTTTAGGAACATTTGCCATAGCGGCAATTAAAGGCATCATTCCTATGGCAAGTTTAAGCATTTGCTTTTTATCCATTGCTTTAGGATCATCATACTCTAAAGCAAGAGCCTCTTCTGGAAGATATTGAAAATGCTTTGCTCTAAACTTTCCTATTGTAAGTTCTGTATATATTATCTCATTTACTGTTACTGGACTTTTAAGTAACACTTTAATACTATCCATCATTGTCTCCTTAGAAATTCTTTACTTAAAACTATAGAGCAGATTCAACGGTTTCAGTCCAATACGGACCTTGAAATTTAATGGTTGTCTCTCCTTCGCCACCAGTCAATTCAAAATTACGAATACAAGTTGCTCTATCCATAATATAAGCTTTACCACCACGAGCAGAGCGAAAGATAAGAGTGCCGTTTTCTCTAATTCTTGCAAGATCAGAAAGCATTTTATCATCTGTATCTGTTATCTTTACTTCACATTCTGCCATAATCGGATTTTCAATATAGCCATGAAGGCCAGTATCTCCGACTATTGCACTTAGCTCAAAGTTAGGCTCACCGCTAATGCCAAGACCACGAGCAACAGCGCCAGCCTTATTCAAAAGCATTTCTCCATTCAGTAAAATTTCCACTCGACCTGTGATTCTCATTTACTTCTCTCCTTTATTATATATGCGTCCAAGTTTTTCGCCTGACAATACAATGTATATTTGGTTCTGTTACATTAAATTTTTTAGCCAATTCACGCTGATTCATTTTGCCAGAATCATATATTTTTCTTATTTCAATTATATCTAATTCAACAAATTTTGCTGATGCATTCTTACAACCCAAAGAACAACCAACTCTTGATATTTCCATTTTTTTTCTTGTTTCTTCTGTCCATTTCTTGCCAGGTTTCCCTTTTTTTGGACTTGGTATTCCTTTTAAACCTTTATTCCACCCCTTCTGCACACCTTTCTTTCCTTTATTCCATGGTATTCTGCCTTTACAAGATTCAGATAATTTTCTTCTTTGTTCTTCCGTCCATTTTTTACCAAGCATTGATCCGGGTTTGCCATACATTGGGTTTTTATCACCGATAGCTTTTCCTTTATGAGAATCAGACATCTGCCTACGAGTTTTATCAGAATGTTTTAATCCAAAAATTCCTTCTCCGCCATCGGTCATATTCATGCCGTTTGGAACTTTAGTATTGAGGCTTGCGATATATAATTTCTCTTTATCGCAAGCCTCAATACAATCTTCTGCATTGTCTATCTTATATACTTTGAAGCTTTCTTTACCATATTTCTTAATAGTTCTTGAAAGAACAGTGTTTGTAAAAGTATTCCAATGAACAGCCATTCTTCTTTTGAAGCTATCAGTAATACCAATATAGCTTTTCTTATTTGCTTCGCAGTACATTCGATAAACAATATACATTAGCTAACCTATTGATTTTACAATATAAAACGAATTGTGCTGGCAAGTACACGGAACTGGTTCACAAGATCCGGGGGGAGCAAAACATCTACACGATTAACATCTGTTTGATTTCTTTCGACAATCAAATTCTCTATGAAGTCATCCAGATTCTCTACCAAGCCATCATCCCGTAAGGCAGTAAAAAGAGAGATACATTCTTGCCTTACAGTCGCAGGTGTTACGATATAAGCCCCAGGCTGTACTGGATAGCCATCATCCGCAAGCTTATATCTTGGAATAATAAATCTATTGGTCATGCGAATAAGGAATTGATCCCTAATTTCTCCAAGCGTTGCAAGCGTCTGAATATCCAGATAGCTCGGGTCTGCAATTCCTACTGCATTAAGTTGATAGGTAGTAATACATCGTTCAATCAGTACATAACCGCCTGGATCAACATAATAAGTAGCAATGCCGTCGTAAAGCAAAGTGTCTCTTTCACTTCTGGTGAACCTATTTGCAACAGGCGGCGCAAGCACACCTTTCAACTTTAAGAATTGCAATGGTCTTGCTGGATCGTTATTCAAATTCCAAGCAGCAACAGCTCCAAGAGAAGCGGCCCATTCTGCTGGATCAGTTGGGCTATCGTAACAACCCATAATAGTATTATGCGGAGAATTACGAGTGTTGCCTAAGGTAGTACAAGAAGCAGCAGTACCACGCAATGCAGCAAAACCGTGGCCTTGAAGATTAATCATTGGCCCAAATCTATCTTCAAGTTCCGTTTCTATTTCTGTTAGGTTGGCAGCATCAACATAAGGCTGAATAATGTAATTGAATCTTTCATTATCAATAACAGCCCAAGCATCGCCAAGATCAGAGTTAGTAGTACCGCCAGCCATTGCTGTAATCTGAGCGGAATCCACAAAGCAAGCAGGATCGCTTTGCCCCATATAGTAATTAGCCCTTACATCAATATAATTGCCAGCTTCGCCTTTATTCACAGCAGTGATACAAACAGCAGAAGTAGCAATAGTAGAGGCGACCACAGGCAAAGTAGAATCAGCATTGATTTTAGCTATGATAGCACTATTGGCATCAGCAGTACTCCAACCGCTTGTCATAGCAGTATAGCATTTAACACCATTAACAAGTAGGAAATAAGTACCACCACCAGAACAACTACCACCAGTAGCAGACAAAGCAACAGAAGTTCTGATAACACAAGATGCTTTTATACCAGCCGCTTCATCGCTCAAAGCAACAGCCCACAATTCAGTATTTGGGTTATTACTTTTAAATACTGCACACATGCGAGCAAGTTGACTTCCAGGGCCAAAGTAACCATCTGCAAGATTATTGTTTGTAATAGCAGTCAATACCAAAGGCTCAACAGAACCTTCAGTAGTTCTCTGTGCAACAATCAAAGCTTTATGAGGATTCTGAACAAGACGATTGCCGAGTGCTCTACTATTATCAATCTCGGTGTACACATTCGGAGTTCTGACGGCATCTGGAATATTATTGAAGGAAATTGTCATGGTTTAGTTTACTCCTTTCTCTTTCTCTGATTTTGCGGAGTACTGTCAAAACAATCTCCACAGTTTATTCTTCGTCTCCAATATCTCCCTTGTGGACCGATCCAAGGTTTCCATTCTCCATCTTTAGATAGAGGAGTCATTGTAACTGGATCGCGTACTATCAATCCTTCCTTTGGTTTCAAAAACTTTTCCATTCTTTTTCTCCGTTTCGCTGTTTATGATTCTCTAAGCACTTGCAAATCAATCATCTGCTCCATATCAGGAGCGAATGATTCTACTGGCAAGTCTTCCGTAACCGGCAAATTATCACTCTCTGCTAAAACCCATTGAGCATATATTCTGTCAAGATAACCAGTCACAGGATCGAATACTGTTTGAGTAGTTATCCCAACCTTATATTCAAATGTGAATTGATACCATAAATATCCTCTATCTATATCTAAGAGTTGACCACCACGATAATAGATCAATGTTTCTGTAGTATTTTCATCATCTTCTTCAAAAAGTAATCCAGTGTCATATCCTAAATAAGCCCTAAACATATCTTTTCTAATTTCATGCAATCGATTATATGCAGTAAAACCAGTTTTATCTTTAAAGTTTGTATCATTTTTTATTGCTACTATAACAGCAAATTGTTCTGTTATAATTTGCTGAATAGAAGTATCATTTTTATTTTCATCTGCAACATCAGTTACAGGAAGAACAAAAGCCATTTCGTTGTTAAGAGTATTGTCTTGCGCTATTGCATATTCAGCAGTACCGCCAACTCTTCCTTGGAAAAGCTGAGTTGTTTCTCTTAATCTTATGACAAGTTCGCCAAGTCTCATTTATAAACCCAATCTATTTAAATCGTAATATATTCTTGATTCTATTCTTGGCATCTCTGCCGCTACAGAAGGCTTTAAAAATGGCCTTGGAAGTATTTTGGTTTTTCTTCCTCTGCCAGCTTTGCTTGTTCCTTCTTCTAACGCTGCTGCATAAGGAGCACCGCTTTTAACTCCTACTTCCACATAGTCAATGCCTTCATCCATTACTATACTTCTAATCAATTGACCGCGATCAACAGCAGGAGCATTACCAGGGCTTGATGCTATATGCCACTTCTTTCCTCTTCTATATTTCTTCCCTGTTTTTGGAGTGTGTCGCATCAAGTTAATCATGCGATTTCTAATTCTATTTGCTCCCCAAACTAATCTATAATGAACAGCATCAAGTGCTTTTTGATTAAACTTATTTAATTTAATACTTATTATCTTGTCATCTGGCTCAACTTTTACAGATATGTATTTTGGCATTTACAATACTCCATCTTCATCTTGATTAGGAGCGCCAGTTCCAAACTCTTCTATCTCTTCGCACAGTATAGATAAATATTCTCCATTTTCATCTTTATCCATAACTCTTCTTGCTCTGAAAAATTTACCTGTGCTTGAAGTAGATAAAAGCATGATAAACATATTGCTTTTGATTGGATTTATATCTGCTATATTATCAAATACTGTTCCAAAAGCAGAAGTAAATTCAGAATGTAAATCATCTACGGCATTTTTTCTAATTACTATTTCATGAGATATGTTGCCGGTGTTTTCTGTACTGCTCCATCGCATATAAGCATTGTGAGATAATGTCGTGCATCCTGCCCATATCTCTTTTAAAAAGTTATATGTATGGTCAAAGCCACCTTCATCTGATTCTGCTTGAGCGGCATTGAACAAACGAATCCTCTTATCGAGATTTCGAGCAAGCCATTTAGGAGAATTTTTCAAATCCCAAAAGTAAGTATGTTTTTTCTTTCCGAAGGCATACATTATTGTTTACCTACATGCGCCCAAGCAATGCCTGTGTTTATATCCAACAATACTCTTTCAACAAAATAACCGTTTCGTTTAAGAAGTTCTTTTGCTGATTGAAGAGATTCTTTGTAGGATAAATTTAATTCACAAGCATCAACTATTTGAAGTGTTTCTCTCATATGTTTCTTATCCTATATGCTCCAAGTAAAGGCATAGCCATTTCAGGTGGTTCTCTGCTTATAGTTCTATTTTCTATTGCATGTAATACCCATTCCATTAAACCGTGCTTTATACCTTGTGGCACATCATCTACTTGATCTCCATATCCAGCAGTATATGTAATTTTAAAACCACCATAATATCTATCTGTATTTGTTGGAGCTGCCGCTCCATTTTTAATAATTACTTCACCTTTCTGATTTGAACTTGTTCTGAAAAAGTAATTATCTACACTATAAAGCGTTTCTTGATTCTCTTCGTCTACTGTTACAATAGAATCAACAGATATAAGTGGTGGCCTTGGAAGCTTTACTGGATTATCAGGCCAGTAATCAAACGATGCTTCTATCGTTTGTTCGAGAATAGCCCTGCCAAGCCATGACTCTGCTATTTCTCTAACAGCAGTAATCATAGTTTCGATAAGTGTATCTTCAGCGTCCGTCTCAATTCTACCCAGAGAACGTACTTCTTCAGCCGTAATAGGTTCGGACTCTGGAGATATTACAACTTTAAAAACCATATTTGCATGACCCGGCAAGGGCTTCTCGATAAGTGGCATTTACCGTCTCCGGCGTTTGTAAGATTGTTTGTCTTCTACTTCTTGAATATCTTCCTGTTCAATCTCAGGAATCTCTTCAACTTTTTCTACTTTGTTTTCTGGAACTTGCGCCATTTTATTTTGCGGTGCATTAGATACTGCTTTTACTTCTACATCTTGACAAGCGCCAATCTTCTTGAAAACATGATAAAGATTTTCCGGCAAATTATATTGCTCGCCCGCTTTATACTCCATAACTTTGATGCCATTTGGCGAGCCTTTTGTTGTTTTGGTCATCCTTACTAACATTATCCACCTCTAATTAAAATTAAGACGCAACCTGCAAAGTAGCACTTGCATTCGCTTCAATTACAGACCAAGTTCCATCTGTAGTACAAAGCAATTTAGCGAATGCAGCGGCGCTCATGTTAATACTTGAAATAGCAGAGCCAGAAGGTCTTTGCAAAGTAACACCAGTGACAAGAGAAACAAAAACATTTGCGTCTGTAACAAGGTTTGTGCCGTCCAAAACAAGAACCATACCTTCGCTTGGGATAGGAAGATACATAGAACAAAGAGATTGACCAGTCGGAGCAGAATACCAATGCACCCCATAAGCAGGAGAGAAAAGACTATTAGCAAGAACAGAATCGCTAATTGCCTGATCAGTTACAGTAAGCAAAGAACGAAGAAAATTTCTCATCGCTCTTGCCCCCATTACTGCATCATCCCAAAAAGCAAAGTCTGCTCCTTGATACATACCGATATCTTGATTATTATAGGAAACATCTTTAGTAGGGAAAAGAGGCATATTTTTTTACCTTTTCTTATTGTTTTGTATTGAGTGGGGATTTTACTCCCCACTCGTTAATCGGCTTCAAGGAGGAGACTGCCTATCAGCCGAACACCTAATTACTACACATTGTTAGTATCAACTGCTTGCTCTACATTATCAACAACGGGCCAATCCCCAGGATAGCCAAGCATCGCAGTAATCTCAATCGCGGCAGCGGATACAGCGGCAGCAGAACAAACAGCACCGACGCAATCCACATTAAGCCGCACATAACGTCTGGTACCGCGATAGCCAACAGCATGAACGGCACTACCCAAAGAAGCAGCAAGCCCGCTGTTAAGTTGGCCAAGAGACTTCACAATACCACCAGAAAGAGCAGTGATAGTAGAAGCAAGACCGATTACTTCGGTAATAGATACGGCAGCATAAGTACCAGCACCGCCAGCAGTAGAAGCATCCGCATGTTGCATAACAAACTGAACATAAGAAACGCTATTGACATGACTCAGTTGACCAACATTGATAATGAAAGTCAAGGACTCATACCCTTGAGTGTCGATGTCAAAACCAGTAATGTCGGTTGCAGCAAGATCCTGCGGGGAAACCGCTTGGAAAAACTTGAAATTCGATACACTATCTCTCAACATTTATTTTACCTCCGTTAAGTTATTGCTTCGGCTCAATTTGAAGAAAGAACCGAAGCAAATTTAATTAAGCAGCAATAACGCCAATTCTACCAGCTTCAAAGTTTACTACGTCCGCACCCACTCTTTTTCTCGTGTAGAATTCGATCATGGGCTTAGCAGTGTATGGATCGCGCTGAATAGTAATTCCAAGACGATCCACGATCATATAGAATTCCTGCCAATCAGCAAGAGCAACCGAAAGAGCATTAGCAGCAACAACCGGCATAGTAGTACTCATGCGAACGGGAAGGCCAAGAATCTGACCGGGCTGACCCATTTCCATACCAGGCTGCCAAATGTAACGACCCTGACCGTCTTTCAACTGCAAGGCATCGGCAACAGTAGTACGATTCATCAACCAAGTACCGCGACCAAGATAATACTCGGTCATGGAGTATTTGACGTTGATAAAGCCATCAGCAGTCAAAGCAGTCGCATGACCCATATTAATCTGCTCTACTTTTCCCCATTCAGGAGTGCCAGCAGTAGTAACATTGTCATAAGTCAAGAAACCGCGAGGCTTGCCAACACCATCACCAGTAACAAAGGAAGCGCCCTCACCACGAGCAAATCTCTTCGCAACGTGATCGGCAAGCCAATTCTCAATATTGATACCGCTATCTTCCAGCAGAGTTTGAGAGGCGCGAGGCTTGGCATAACAAACATGCACAGGGATTCTTTTCTTCTTCAAATCAGGCGTACCAGTTTCCGCACCAGAAGAAGTCTCGCCTTCCCACCCAAAACCAGCTTGACCGAAGTCAACCATCCACTCAATAGCGCCAGTAGTAATGCTTTCCAATGCACAAAGTTGACGAATAGGATCGGCTTCAAAAACACGAGTAATGATACGATTGCCCATAGCAGGGGTCACAGTATAACCACCATCAGGATCAGAACCAACAGTCAATGCTTTGTAAAGTTCTGCATCCATAGTACGCTCAGGCAAATCATTATTAGAGCGCATAAAGGCTTCCAAGCCCTGTTGATACTTCTTGAAAAGTTCAACATCGACTTTTACACCTTTGACTTTATGCCACTTCGCACCATCTTCGCGCATGGACATAACATTAATCTGCCAATCCAGAGCGGACTTCTCCAGCTTGCGAACATCTTCAGGAGACATATCGCCAGAACCATTAGGACGGCGCAAAGTAAGCTCCAAGGCATCCATACGTTTCTGCTGTTCTTTAGAAGCAGTTTCTTGAGCAGCTTTCAAGGTGTCCATTTCAGCTTGACGATTGACAATGGCTTCCTCAAATTTCTTTACTTGCTCTTTAAGCAAAGGATCGACACCCTTGATGGACTTTTCTACTTCGCCGACCAAATGCTTCAGCTCGGTATAATCAGTTCGCAAAGTCTCATAGTTCTTTTTAAGACCATCGTTCTGCCGATCAATCTCGGCAAAAACCTGCTTCACAACTTCCGGGTTTTGGCTTTTCTTAATTGCATCTTCTCTTTCGGTGGAACCGTCTTTTACTTCCCAAGTCATTTTGTTTACTCCTTAAATAAAATAAGTTAGTTAGAAATCGCAGGCGCGTTTACTTCTATTCCGCAGCTCTGCAAGCATTGCGCCAAGCTCATCTTGGCTTTCATCTTGCGCCCCTGACTCCCTCAAAGACGGCTTGATTAACTTTACTATATACTGAGCGGCAGACTTTGAAAGCCCTAATTCCCTCAAGGCTTTTTCCCAATCTCGCTCGGTTTTACACCCCTCAAAATCCTTTACCGAAGTAATAGTGGCTTGGATATTTGCAGGGAAAGTAACAGGGGAAACTTCCCATAAATTAATCTTCTTTAATACTCTAATGTATTGACCATTTACTTGTTCGATAAATTCACAAGCACCTGGATCTCTTGTTCCATCAGGTAGTCTTGGAAGATCATAGCCAATAGACAAGCCGCGCATAGCACCTTTGCGAAGAAGAGAATGTGTTTCTTTTGCTCTTTGAACATTTAAATCTAATTCGCCTTCTACCCAAAGCCCTTTATCTCTTTCTTCCATTACGGTCCAAACGCCAATTGGCTCATAGGAATTGTGTTGATAAAGCATAGCAATTCCAGTCCCGTTTCTCCCTCCATTTTCTAATGTTTCTTTGAATGCTCCTTTTACAACTACATCACCATAACTATCTGGTTTCCCGCCAAAAGTACTTCCCCATCCTTTGAATTTGCCTTCATCCGAAACATCATCGGATTTAATTTCCAAAGGCAAACCCAAAATACTATAAGGCGGAGGAGTGTTACCTTTGCCGAAGTAATTATTAGAATCTTTTTTCATCTTTTTTTCTCCTCATCGCTGTTGTTATCCCCTGGATACCAAAGACTGAAATCTTTACATTTATCACAAAATGCAACACCTACATAAGCGCAAGTGTCGCATGATTTCTTTTTCTCTTTATCTTTATCTTCTTCATTTTGCACAATACTATGCTCTTTTAGTATGATAGCTGGTGACGCAACGACAATTCACAATATTTCCAGCTCTACCTTTTGGATCACCTGGAAACATCAACTTGTCTCCAGATACATCAAAAGGAGTGTTTAAATCTCTCTTTTGGCCATTTGCTATTTTATGATTAAATCTATCTTTTGGATTTGCCCCTCTAACTCTATCATCTAATGTTGCCCGCCAAACTCTATCGTGAACATAGCCGGTGCTTCTTACCGCTTCATCTATTGATTTGTTTGCCGCCGAGTGTGTTTCTGTTCTTACTATCCTTGTAGCTCTTACCTTGTTAAAAGTCTTTCTTTTATCCATCAACTCGTTTACTATCTCAGCATTAGATAAGCCAGCCCTCATTCCATTTCGTATTAAGGACTGTATCAGTTTGTTCGTTGTTTTCGATATCTCTCTGGACTTATATAAAACACTTATTTGAGACCACTGTTTTATATTTTGCCAATAAATATCTTCCATTCCTTTTGTCTCTAAAACTGTTATTTCTTTTTGGTATGCTTTCTTAAATTGATCAAAAGTAAACGTACCAAAATAAGCTAATAGGTTGTCATATTCTTTCTGTAATTGTTTCTGCATTGCTTGTCTATGTTTTTCTATAACGATAGAAAAATCAGATTGTCCATGTTCTACAAGTTTAGATGCTTCTTCATACGTCGATTGAAGAACTGGATAAATTCTTTGAATCATGCCTCTTTCAAATTTACCCATTAATCGCAGTAAATACTTTTGATATTTTGCTGCATTATCATCTGAAACATTAAACATTTATTTACTATGACTTTCTCTGCTTCCTGCTGTATCAATTTGAAAATGAAAATCTAATTCAAGAAATGCTGGAAGTTGCGCCGCTAATACTCCTGCCCAATCATCGGTTGCATCTCTATATAATCTAATTTCAAGCATCGAAGATATTCTTTTATCTACGCCACTAAGTAAAACATCAGAAGTCTTTTCGTGTAAATTATCTGTACCTGTACAAGTATCGGTTAAATCATACGTTGTAGATGAAGGAAATACTTCTCCATTGTTTGACCAAGAAACATCTATTTTCCAAGCAACTGTTTTTCCAATTTCTTCATTTCCTCTTGTTCTTGGTGTCCAATGAACATGAGCATAAATATCTGAGCCTTCTTTATATTTGTGTGGAAGTTGAACAGTAGTATGTACTTCGTCATTTTGAGCAAATACCCATACTTTATATGTTGCTCCTGCCCCCCCTGGTTGCCAGTTATCAAGAACCGGATCAGCAATGCCAGGAAAATCAAAAACACCAGGAACTATTCTAATATCATCCCAAACAACAGCAGCCCCATCAAAGCGAAGAGTGCCATCTTCTTCTATCTCTGTATAGCCATCATTAGAACCAATTTTAGCTCTTCCGGCTTTCAGGAAATCATTTATATTTAAGTCTTCAAAAACTTCTACTTTACTCATTCCATTTCTCTCTTAAACCCATTAGAAGTTCAAACTCTTCATCAGTTACAGATACTTTTTTTGCATCATCTTCAATATTTTCTATTTCTTCTTCTTTTTCTTCAGTTGCCATTTGAAGAGTTTGCATCCCCATCGGAACAAGAATTACATCTCCACCTTCATACTTCTCATAACCAGTCAATTCTCTTTTTTCGTTGATAGTAAGGAAGTCCGCGTTCTCTGCTCTTTTCCATTTACTTTCCCATCTTGGTTCAAGAGCGGGAACATTATCCATATCATATCGGATAGCTAATTTATCCTCTGGCTTAAACAACCAATTGTTTAATTCGGAACAAAGCATATTTAAATAGAATTGAACTGTTCCTTCATAAAATGCTTGACGCGCTTCCTTGAGGTTTGAGTTATGAACAACAATGCCTTCGGCTATAAAATTGTGGCTACCATTTACTTCAATGTCATAAACATCTTGAACATCTTGCTTTTCTATATCAACTACTTTAGCAAAATGAAACTCATTTGTATTTAAAAGAGAAGTAATTTTTTCAAAACTCGAATTGCCTCCAGTAGCAGAAAGAAGTTGCTTTTTATCTTTAAAAACATTAGCCTGTATTCTTTCTTTATAAACTGTCGTATGCGTTCCTATTTTAGCAACATCAGAAGCGCATGAAATCATAAAAATATGATATATTTGATTAAATTTTTTGCCATTCGGAAGTGTTGCTTCTCTTTCTCTTGTACAAACACTTCCGACTTGCAAACTACAAGATAAACAAAGGCTCCATATGTCTTTGATAAGGTTTTTATTACAAAGTGCAAAAGAAGCTCTGCCATTCTTATCAATACTGCCATCAGAATCAATCAAACCTCTAAGTAAAGCAAGCTTATATTCTTCTGGCATCGAGAATACCCACTCCGGTATTCTTTTTTGATGAGCAGTACCGCTAAAGCCAAGATAATCTATGCGCCTGACATATGAAGAACTTCCAAAAGCAACACAATTTTTCCCGATGTGGCCTTCTGATCCAGTAAGTTTTTGCACTATGTTTAAATAATAATTTCTATAAGAAGCATTTGGACTTGCCGCTATAATAAAACTACCGCCTCTTTTATATCCTTTGCCGTCTCCAATCATTACCGGCTTAGAACAATACCCATCTCCGAGATAAAGTCCTAAAAGTTCCATCTCTTCTATAGAGATATTATAAGGATTGCTTTCCTCAAAAGTTGGCAGGCTACTGGCTTGAACTAATACATCGCCAACTTTAATGTCTTTAAGTTCCTTATAGACAAGACGATATTCAATTTCTTTACTGCGCCTTTTTCCAATATTAGGAGATTCAATTTTAAATGATTCTCGAACAAGAAAAGGATGATTAGAAGTAGCAACAACTTCTCTATTCTTAGTTTTTACTTTATAAAGTTGTTTCCTGCCGACCTTGCCTTGCCAAGAAACAGACATAGCCTTCATTTGTCCATCTACAAGAGAATAAACAAA